TCACCTAAACCTGATACAGATCCTTTAGCTACAGCTTCTAAAGCCGCCATAGCACTCTCGGCATCCAGTCCAGCGGATGTTAAAAAGTATAATCCATCAGCTAAATCTTTAGGCCCAGTAGCTACCTCACCCGATAATTTTAATACAGAGTCGCCAAGTTGATCTACAGCATCTTTAGGTAAACCGACTAAAGTTTGAATTTTTGTCATTGAAGACTCAAACTCAGAAGCTGTTTTTACAGCAACAGCTCCAAGACCGATTAAAGGCATAGATACAGAAGTAGTCAAACTACTACCGATACTACTTAGCTTACCGCCGAGCTTACTTAACTTACCCTCTACTTTTTTTAAACCTGATGTAAACTCGCTTGAGTTTAGTTTTAGAAATACTGATAATGTTTTTGTACTAGACATTTATTTTTCTTTATTATTTTGCTGTTCTTTCCTAGATTTCTCTATTAAATACATAGCTTTTTTTCTATCAGCTTTTAGTTTATCCTCATTATTTTCCTTCTCCCAGGCAAAAGAAATTAAATCTTTTGCTTTTATTTGATGTTGCCTTTTGCGATCTTTATTTATAAGAGCAATAGTTTGAAACCTCATCCGTTCCCATTCCAGTCTTTGTATCCCCTCCTCGTGCAAATTTTTCGCATCGAGTTTTAATTGCAGTTGTCTAGGAGTCATTATCCAAAACTCATCTATAGGCATATCCAAATAACCTAAAGCCACCCCCATAATTTCCTCCAAGGTTGGAGGAGCTTCTTCTATTTCTTGCTCCCCCTCACTTTTTTTTTTGATGGATTTATTTTAGACATAGATGCTGAAAATACTTCCATCGCATCAGTAAATATCCCCATCCCCTCATCATCTATCCAGTCAGCTACATCCTCCTCAGAGTATTTAAAGCTAGTTTTATCCCTCCTTGCTCCGTGCTTTAATCCACACCATATAAGCTGTATCGCTGCATTCAAAGACAAATCATTACCCAGTTTAGATAAATCATTTAATCCACATCCAGTTAGATCGCACCACTCAGCTAGAGCAGCAAAGCCATAATGTAGAGGTCGCATTTCGCCTCCTATTGCTATAGTTTTTTTCTCTACCATAATTATAAATTTTCCTTAAATATATAAAGAAAAATTTAAAATACATACTAACTATCTGTAAGCACCCCGTCGCCTTGTATAGAAACAGAGTAGGTACTCCACTCCGCCACAGAAGCCGATACTGATAAAGAAGTTATATAACCAAAACCTACATAACTTTTAGCTCCCGTGATACCAGTTGTAGATGCGAATTCGCATTTTATTCTAGTACCCGCTTCTAAAGCTGCATAGATAGTAGCTGGTCTTATAGCTTCTGAACCCGAACTACCTTCCGTAAAAAAAGCTTCTGCATCTAAAGTCCAGCTAGTGACTCCATTAATAAAAGCCTTTCTACCCGAGGATTCCTTATTAGTTGTATCTATAGCTTCCTGAGAAACATTTAAAGTACAGCTCGTACTACCGCCTATAGCATCGTAAGAACTACCACCAGCTAGATCTACAGAGAGTACTAAGCTACTACCTGAAATTGTTTTAACCGCCATTTTTTATTCTTTTTATTTATTAAACATTAATTAACTAAAGTCGAAATACTTATTAAGGAGCTTTTGTTAGTTCTCCAGTCCCTTGAATTGCTATCGATATCGTTCCAGCATCTTCCGTTCCACCACTACCACTCAAGCTAGTCAAATATCCATATCCAGTATAAGTATCAGCACCCCCGTCAAATTGCACATAAACCGCCGTAGGATATTGAGCTACACCATTCTGAGATAAAGTAGTATCACCATACAAACAATCAAACAATGTATATAATTCGGGTACAGATGAGCCATCCTCTGTATAAAAAGCTTCCGCATCACAAGTCCACGAAGTACTCAAACCTATAAACTCTTTACGATCGCCACTATCTTTATCAGTCACTTCACCCGCATCAGCAGTTATAGATATTGTACAGCTTGTAGCAGCAGCGATAGCTATCGGAGTAGTTCCTCCAGCATAATCGACTTTTAGTACCATATTAGTACCATTTATAACACTCGCCATATTTATTTATTTTATTTATTATTACTAGTATTTTCTTCTATATCCTCTTTTGCTTTTTTTGTTTTTGTTTTTGTAGATTTTTTTTCAATAAGATTTAAGTCATCGTCTATATAACCATCTTTATATAAATTAATATATGATTTTAAATTTGCTGGATTTGCAAACTCACCCTCTTTATGAGGGCCTCTATCTTTTTTTAATTTAACTTTATAAGCCATAACATTTATTTTAATTTATTATATTTTTCATATATATAATCTTTTACCTTTTTATATATAATATCGGTAGGTTGAAACGGAGCTATATCACTATTATATAACTCAGGTTTTTTATGAGGTGCAAAAATTAACATCTCATATATACCAAAACCAGCACTAGTTTCTCCGCTTGTAATAGTACCTATCCTACCACACCTAAAATTTTTAGATCCTACTCCCATACTATCTGTATTACCCGTAATACTATTATTTTTAAGTATTTGTCCCGTAGTTAATTTTGGGTTATACTCGGAGTTAAAATACTCGTACCATCCTTGTTGATTTACACTACCTCCCGTATAATTCATACTACCCCCCAAAGATAAGGATAAAAAATGATAATCACCTCCCCAATACTTACCTGAGTCGCTAGAATTTATTAAAGTTCTTTCTCTACTAGCTCCATCAAAAGTTTTACCATTTGGATTAATTTTAATAGTAATACTAGCACCATCTTTTTTATGAGATATTATAAGAGGATTTTCATCGGTAGCAGCATTACCAGCACCCAGTATATAATTTTCGCCACTAGTAATCATCGGTTTATATACAAAAACAAACAAAGCTCCGTATGGTAGAGATAGAGCAGACTCCGTATTTGATGGATAGATATTTTGATTATCTTGATAATATACATAAGGCAAAGTACCATCACTTATACCATCTTTATAAGTGGGAAGAAGCGATCCGATTTCAGTAGGAGTATACCAATACTCATCATTATCCTCTAAAGTTTGTATAACCTCACTACCAGTATAATTAGCTTTTATATATTTAGTTTTACCTATTTTATTAAAAATATAATTAGGTTGATCGTACGGATTTACTCCAGCTGATATTTTTTTTTCATAATCTATAATAGGGCCTCCCCTCCGCATTAATTCCTTTTTAGTAAAATCTATATTAAATAGTAGCGGATTCGAAGGAGTTAAAGATGGGTCAGGATTTGCTATATTATAATTAAATTTTATTATATCATTATAATAATAAACCTCATACTCTACCCGCCTACTATATATATTTAATTTTTCATAATAATCATCCTCCTCTTCTACATAAAAAATATGAGATATATCTACATTACTTATAAAGCTATGATTATTACCATCTAAATAATAACCAGGGACATTAAGTAAACCCTCATTTGTTTTATCTACATAATGATCTAAAACATCTCTAACTTCTGTAGATATATTGTTTACCTCTTTATATGTATTAGATAATATGTGAAGCTGAACTCTACAAAAAACCATATTTGGATTTTTATCTTTAGATGTTTCATATTCTGTAAATTGCTGATATATTATAGCTGGATAGTTTAAATTTGAATTTATAGAGTAATTAGCATTTTGAGGTAATACTATAGGATATATTTTACCATCATCTAAATCAGATATTTTATCTTTTAAAATTGTATGTATAGCTTTACCTATCATTTAGTTTGTAGTTCTTTCAAACATATTGTGTTTCTGAATAATATCTTTTTTTATTTGCATATATTTATTAGTACCAAAAGTTAAGCTTTCGGGCCACATAACAAAATCGTATAAATTTATAGGAAAATTCATATCAGTAATACCTCCCCCTCCTTTAGTATCAAAACTAGTTATATCACTATGTATAGTTTCAAAATTAAAAAACCACTCTTTAAAAGTATTAATCGAATTATCACTCCATTCTTTATAGTTATTCCTATCTCCACCAAAAGAGAAACTATTATCTAAACCACCTATCGAAAAATCGGATGATGTGATTAATTCATATTGTCCCTCGAGTTTTGTATTATCCCCTATTTTTCTTTTAAAGCTTACAGCAAAATAAAATGGATCTTCAAAACTTAAAGTATCTAGAATTCCAAACAGAGGCCAAGCAACTATACCACCAATAAAATTAAATCCTCTATAATCCTCTCCTCCAGCTCCATCATCTTCTAAAGCCATACCGCCTCCATAAAATTTTACTAGGCCACCAGCAGCGGGATCGCCCACTATCTCAGTTTTAAAAAAAACAGCTCCTGAGTTTTCTGTAGTAGAGTTTCTTTTAAACAATACAGCCGAGCAATTCGTGGTATTTGCAACTTCTGAATTTGGAAGAGTAGCTACACAAAAAAAAGTTAATTCCTTGTATTTTTTATTTAGTTTATTACTTAATGATGATAGTAAATACTTACTCGAAGCAAACTCTAAATAGTTATTACTATTATATTTAGGAGGATTTTCAATACTAGTTTTTATAGTAGGCCTATTTGTATTACTAGTTCCTGATGGATCGTAAAAATGTTCATAGATGATATTACCATTTATTACATTTTTACTCAAGTCGGGTACAGATGGTGAAAAAATATAATTTACACCCTGGTCAATTAATAGCGGCTGAGTATATAAAGGGTCATCAGTAGCTCCTACATTTGTAGCCATTAAATTAAAATCAGTTAATTTTATTATAGTATCAGCTCCCCAGGTTGTTAAATCATCTATAAAAACTATTTCAAAATTTAAAGTATTTCTATATGTATAACGCTTATCATCATAACTCTCAATAGCATTACGAAGCTCTAGATACTGGATCTGTAAACCTCCTACATATTGTATAGTACCCGTACTAGCTGGAGCAAACTTCCCATATTTTGAACTCCCTCCCGTAGTACCATAACCTATACCATCGCTATCATTACTATTATACGAGTTTGTATATCTATGTAATTGATTTATAACTAGAGTAGATAATTGATTTACTACCGCATAACTTTTATCCACTATTTCAATATCAAAAAACACCCTATTATTTAAAGCTCTTTTTTCTTTTACTTTGTCAGGGTTATTATTATCTATTGTATATACGATAGCTGGTAAGCTTTTATTTTGAGGTAATACATTTGGATAGATATTATCACCTATTAAATTAGCGATATCAGACTGAGGGTTATTACCCTGAGCAGCATCTCCAATTAACATCCATCTAATAGCTTGTCCTACCATTTTAAAAGTTTTTTAACACCATCTAAAATAAGCTTAGCAGTAATACCTTTTGTGCTTTCAAAGGCATCAGATAAAAAAGGAGTACTTTTAGAAGTAGTGCCTCCTCCTCTAGTTTTATGAGTATAGGCAGCTAGATGAACATACCACCCTTTATTTTTATCTTTTTTTCTATATCTAGCTCCTACTCTTACACCTGATTTAGTTCGCCATCTACCTACAGATTTTTTAAGAACTTTAGTATCATCCGTGGGAGCTGTAGCTTTCATTACAGCAGTCATCGGTTTAGCCGCATCATACACTATTTTATTTATTTGAGTATTAGCTCCCTTTTTAGTAAATTTATCTTTTATACGATCAAGACCAGCAATTAAATCTCGCATATCTTTTTTTGAAAATTCAAAATTTACCGCCTGATTTTGATTACTCATTATCCTAAATTATTATCTGTATAATAGCATCTTATTATTACACCCTTACCTCTACCTAAAGTTTCCATACTAGATATATTCCAGTATTTTGATTCGTATAAAACCTCAAAATAATTTTCAGGAGATACACTACTACTATTAAGCTCAAAGTCGCTATCATATCGTACTAAAAAATTTATT